GGTTGTCAGCGATTTTTTCAACACCAACAAGTGCTTGTGGGTGCCCAATTAGGAAGTAGTTGTTCCCAATAATGCTTTGCGGTGCCATGATAATAGCAGCATTATCAACTAACCCAATTTGACCTTTAATCAACATATCTTGTGCAATTTCACTTGATTTAATGAAACTGTCATCTTGTTTCAAATAGCGATAAAAGGTTGGCGAAACTAATGATACACGACCATCTCTTGGGACTGCTGCTTCATCAAGTGCTGCTTGTCCAGCAAGGAACATATCATAAGCATTGTTAGCCGAAGGATTTAATACGGTTGTCCCAAGATTTGCATCATCGACACCATATAATGCTTTGAAAATACGATATTTGTCAATTTCTGGAATAATCTTTTCACGGATTTGTTGATTAAGTTGAGCACCAGCTCGTTTAGCACCAGCTCCACTTTCTTCATTGATTTTATCAAGGGTAAAATTAAACCCTCTATCTCTTGAAATCAACATTTCTTGAACGGCATCATCCATATCGCTAGGCGTTCCAAATCGTGTAGAACCGCCTGCGATGTTGTAATCGACAAGGTCTTTCGTAGTCAAAGAGAACACTTTAACGGTCTTAACTCCCAACCAATCAAAGTTTCGATTAACTAATGTAGCGGTCAATGGTAAATGCGTAAAGGCTTCATCAATAACTGGTGCGTATTTTTCTGCATAATGAATAGCCATAATGTTCAACTCCTTAAATGTTTTTTATAATTGGAAATTGGCTATTTCCCCTTAAAACCTTTCTCGAAATCATCTTCGATTTTAGTTCCCTTTGAACCATGCGACCCATGTTGCGGAACGGTATCTTCGATATTCCCACGCTTGATGCTTTCAACTGTTTTTTGCCACTTGGAAAGATATTCTTTTGTCTTTTCTTCAAAATCACTTTCTTCATGTGTCATAAGTGCATCAATGAAGATGTCATCGGGCAACCCAACTTTTTTAAGTGTTGCAGTTGCAAGTGCTTGCTTACGAAACTGCCGTAATTCGGCAATTTCTCTTTCTTTGGTAGCAAGTTCATCTTCTTTTTCTTTTTGAAAGCGTTCTTGTATCTTCTTTTCCCGTTCGGCTTCTGGTGCTTTCAAAAGTTCGACTTCTTCTTTTGCCTTTGCTAGTTCTTTCTCGTATTTCAAACGCTCACGAGCGACCCTATCTTCAATGGCTTTTTGAAGGTCTTGTTTTGTGTACTCCTTTGATGGTTCGACTGTTTCTTTGTTTTCGGTGTCCTTTTCAGGTTGTTCGGTGCCTTCTTCGGCAAACAACTGCAAGTCCATTTCAAACGGTAGGTTCTTAATCATAGATAATTCCACCTTTCACGATTTTATTAAGGAGTTTTGGTTCTCCCATCACAATTTGATAACGGAGTTTGGTTCTCCACTAATTAAAATGTATAACTTTTTCTAAAAAGTGTCAAGCATTTATTTAACGGTTTCAATACTGTTTGCCATATTTGCGTGGGAGTTTTCAAGTGCAATTTTGCTTTCCTTTGGATTTGGCAAGTTCAATTCATTTTGCATTTGCGGTCTTGAACCATCGATTTCTTCGTAAACATTGCCAACCATTTTTGCTTTGGAAAGTCGTTCCACACGCTCAATACCATCTTCCAACGCTTTATCAACATTAGTCATAAACGATAACTTGCCTAACGCTTCTTTAATATCAACACCAACATTTGCTAGTGAAACCGCCATATTAGCAACTTGCATATCATCACTTGGTAAACGGTGCTTGTAAGAGAAACGCAATTTACCAATATCAAGCATATACTCTCCCAATGAATGGTTTGCAAAGAATGTATTAAACATTTTGAAGATGCGATTTAATCCAATGTTGAAAAGTCGTTCTTTCTCTTTGGTCAACTGTTCAAGTCCAAGGGTTTTATAACCCAATGCAGAGCCACTAACACTTTGCGTAAACTCGGTTGAAGTCAACGATGGCACTTTGGAAACCATATCAATATCTTCTTTAATTGATTTCAAGAGCACTTGCGTTTGTGTTTGGTCTAATACATTGGTTAGAAACTTTGCATCGGCATCTTTATCGCCAACATCTTTCATAGATAATATACGATATTTCTTAATATATTTTTGTGCATTGGCTACTTGGTCTTCATCACCCAAGTCAACATTCTTTAATAACAACACACTAGCAATAATCTTTTGCACATTGTCAATGCGTTGACTTTGCAAAATAGAATAAGCAAGAATACTAGGTAACACATCTTCATAATCACCTTTCATCTCAAAGTTGTTTCTAAACTCGGTAATTGGCACACGACCAAACCCATGGGGGAAATACGGCTTTGCTGTTTTAATCGCAAGGTTATAATGCAAGTTTTGATAATCAATCCATTTTACTTTGTCTGGTTTTTCCCAAAAGTTGTAATGGAAGTCGGTATCTTGGCTTTCAAGATAATAAACATTAAAACGGTCATAAACGGTTATGCGATAAAACTCCCTTGCATACATACCACCACGAGCAAACGATTTCTCTTTGGTAAAGTAAACGGCAAATAAGGAGTTTTGCTCAATGGAGTTGTCATAAACAACAAAGGTGTTTTGGGGAGAAGTGCGTATCATTCTAGGGTACAACTCACCTTTTTTAGAAAACACCAAGGAATAACCTTTTCCAAACTTTGACACATCTTTGGCTACCGCAAATAAATTGGTATGAAAGTTTTGCTTGTCTAGTTCCGCCATGTTTCGTTCCAAGGCTTCGTTTTCATTTTCATCGGTTGTTGAAATTGATACTGGGTCGCCAATAAAATGGTTGGTTGCCGTATCGGTAATGGTCTTTGCCAAGTTGACATATACTTTTTGTTGCATATCTTCTTGAACAATGAAAGGAATGATAATATCACCATCATAGGCACTTCTCATTCTTTCTAAACGCAATAACTCATTCTTGTTATCTTCAAAATACTCTCGTAATGCCGTATGAACATATTGAATGATAGTATCGGGCATAATATCTTCTGGTCTTGCTTCAATCGTTACTCTCATTGGTGTTTCTCCCCTTTCAACCGAATAAGTTGCGTAAGCCTTTTAATTGTTCCGTTTGGGTAAAGTCGATTTGAGCATAATTCTTTGCATACTCATTTAGATATTGTGTCGTAGCATCAACATCATCATCGTGCTTTCCTTTTGGAAACTCTAACAAAGTATTGATATATTCATAAACCCACTCATTTCCTTGTAACTCTGGGTTTGGTAAGAAAACATTCCCAGCATCATACAATGCTTGGCATGAGTGAGCCCTTGCTACTTTGTCGCTTTTAGGATTTATCGGTATAATCCCACTAAACTCTTTCTTCAAGGTATCAATAACGGCACTACCGTTTGCTTTATCTTCAATGTATTTTCTAACCGCCTTTGGGTGTTTCATTGACATATATTTAATCGCTTGCACCGTTTCGGTAAACGAAGCCCTTTTCTTGTATCTTGACACTAGATAATGGTCGCCACCTTTTCTAGCCCAAGTAAGACCAACTACAAAGTCGCTTTCTTCCGTTTTCTTAAATGCCAAGTCCCAACTTTGCGACCATTCATTGATTTTATCGGGGAGATAATCATAAAACTTGAAGGTGTCTTTCTTGAAGATGTTTCCACCTTCTATCATTGGCTTTCCTTGATACAAAGAAAACCAGTTTCTTTCCCCTTGCAAACGGTGCGTTTCTTCCGCCCACTTTTCATCGTACCCTAATTCTGGTAATAGCGTTTCGCCATTTTTTCTACCAAGCAAGTCATTTTCTTCATCTTCACAAACTGCCGAGAAGTTGAGCACACGCCAGCCATATCTTTCTAATCTTCCCGCAAGGTCATCATCGTGCCATCGTGTTTGGATTAAGATAATACCATTGTTGACACTTTCTAACCGAGTGAGTATTGCCGAAGTGTAGAAGTCCCATACCATTTCCCTTACTGTTTTTCTTCCAGCTTCAACGCTATTCTTGAAAGGGTCATCAATAATGACAAGGTTTGCACCGCTACCAGTTATCATACCACCAAGTGGCACTGACAAACATTCCCCACCGTGCTTCTCAATTCGCCATAGTTGTTTGTTGTTTTGCCGTTGTGATAATTTGATATGAAACAACTCTTGCCCTTTTTCTTCCACCTTGCTTCTATTCTTATCGCCAAACCGTTCTGCCAAGGTATCGCCAGCCGAAGTGATAATCGTTTTCCAACTAGGGTGTCGCCCTAAAATATAACTAGGTAATGTTTCCGTTATAGTATGTGATTTGCCATGTCGTGGTGGCATTGACAAAATCCATCTTGGTTTCTTGCCTTCTTCCATTTCTTGAACAAAGCGGTTGATTTCCAACGCTATTTTCTTGTGTAAGCGATAGGGTTGCCAACTTGATTTCTTCCCAACAAACTCTTTAATATCGCCACTATGAACATATTCACAGTAAGTCGCATAATCCATTCTTGCGGTTTTCATTACCGTTTCTTTCATAATGGCAAAATACTTGTCGGGGTCATTAGTCTTTAATTGTTCTAACCAAGCCTGTGCTTTGGCTTTTCTTTCTTCGGTCATTTCCGCCATAATTAGTTTTTCTCCAATTTAAGTTGTTGATGGGTTATTTTCTTATCGCTTTCCATTTCTTGCAATAATTCAACTAATGCTTGTGCTTCTTCCGCTGACATATTATCAACAACATTCTTTGTTTCCATAGTTAAGCGTATCTCTTTATCTTTTGCAGTCCATACTTCGGCTTCTTTATTTTCCAACACATATTTTTGGGCATTGAAGTTTGGTGCTAGTTCTTCTTCCACTTCAACGATTTTAGGCGTATAGATAACTTTCCGTTCCCTACCTTGACCATATTCTTCACGGCAGTTGACAACGACTTGTTTCCGTACTGTTTGACCACCCAACGCTAGTTGTGCCATTGACAATACGATTTCGCCATGGAGTTGTTTCTCCCCAAACTGAAACGCACGCAAAACAGCGGGGTATTTCTTCTTCCAATATGATAATGTTTTATTTGATACACCAATTCGTGCCGAGAGTTCATCTATCTTCCCTTTGGAAGCATAGTCGATAATCATTTTATAGATTTCTAAATCTTCGGCTCGTTTTGATTTCAATTTCTTTTCTAACACAAGTTCGTTCTTGGTTTGTTCAATGACTTCAATGGGTTCAATTAAGGGCTCACCATCATCTTTTTCGACTTCATTCAACGGTTTTGGCTTCTTCAAGTATTCTTCATAAGCAACCCTTGATGGCATTTTCTTTGATACCACTTCGACATTCTCCGCTTTCACGGGTTCTTCTTGAATGGACACATCAAAGACTTCCACATTCTTGTTTGTTTGGTTGATTATTCGGTTCTTACTTGCAAGGTTTTTCTCTTTTGGCATAGACAAATCAACCCCTTTGGTTCTACCACTATTGTAATTGTCATACTTTTGTTTGTCAACAACAAAGAAAAAACGGTCAGCCATTGCAGTAGCGACCGTTCGTTCTTGCCATATTCTTGACTTTAATAGAAACCGTTCCATATTTTTTCTAAACGATTTCAACGGTTGCACTTTTACAGCCCTATCAAGTTATGGCGTGGTAAGGAAAAATGATAAGAATGATTGTATGGAGAGTGAAAGATATGGGGGTCGGCGATAGAAATGACTTCTTGTCTTGTTGCAATCTTGGAAAAGGAGATTAACCAAACGCAACATCTCTCTTACCGCCATC